GCACGCGGCATGATCAAGGAACCGGCTACGGCATCTATGGCGCACGGCTCGAACGTCGCACGGCCATGCTGGCGTGGATGAAAGAGAACGGCTACGCGCCGAACAGTCTGGAGGGACAATCGCGCTACATGGCGCATGAGGCGATGAGCAAAAGGTATGACGCGACTCGCCGCGCATTGATGGGTGCCACGCCAGAAAACAGAGCGGCGAACGTCCGCACCTTGACGAGAAACTTTGAAGCCCCAGCCGATCAAGGTCCGGGGCAAATGGCGACGCGGGAGCGATACACTGGAGAGGCGGCAGGCGTCAGCCCGCGCGCTGTGCAATCGCCGCAAGCGGGTCCTGATACAGGAGCAAACGCGGGGCCGCCGGCAACAAGGCCGGACGGTGGCGGCACGGCTCCGCCGCTGGGGCCGACACCAGGAAACCGCAACATCCCGTTTCATTATCAAGGCACCATCACCATTGAGGGCAAACAATATCGTTACGGCTCGGGCGGTGGCGGCAGAGGTTCAACACCACCGGGATCATATCCGGTCAACATCGGACGCGGTGACATCGGCCCGCTTGGGCGGGAGCGGCTTGGTTCAGTCGCAACGGTTGGTGGCCTTGGTGGCGTGATCAATGACCCGCGCTATCCCGGTGCTCCGCGTACTGGCATTCAAATCCATCCCGGAACCTCCAATCGTCTTGATCAGCTTTATTCGGCGGGCTGCTTTGCCGTTCACCGTGATGACTGGCCACGCTTCAAAGCACATTTGCTGGACCTCCATTCACGAACGCCGGGCGGTCTGCGCATTGACGTTGCCAGGGACGGACGCGCGCAGATTGTTGCAAGCGGGCAAACCATTCCGCTGAACGCGACCAGCCCGGATGCAAGATCGGCAGTGTCTAATAGCGGCTTGGTTTCAGGCGGCGGCACAGGCGCTGGCATGCCGCAGCTTCCACCGGGCGTCACCGCAGTGCCGCGCTACTCAACCGATCCTGCTACGGGAGAGCGGACACAAGTCGGCACTCGCTTTGTCAGCGGACGCGGCGCTTCCAAAGACTGGCGCAATCGATTGTCCCCGGAAGCTCGCGCCTGGGCGCGGCGACAATTACCAGGAGGCGATGAGCTTGACCGCGCGCAAATCGATCGTCCCTTGGGCCAGGAGGTCCAATCGACGGTCAGAAGCGAAGGCCAGATGAAAGTCGACGTGACTGCGCCACGCGGGACGCGGGTGTCTGCCAGCGGTCATGGCTTGTTCAGGCGCGTCGCGATGACTCGTCAGATGCCAATGAAGACAGCGGCGGCGACGGAAGGCGCTTCGGCGGAGGAATAAGAATTGGCCAGCATCTTCGAAATTGATCGCAAACACGGCGGTATGCCGTGGCGCAATGCATTGATGCCGGCGTCGTTTCGCGGTGCGATGTTTCATGTCGAGACTGGCACCCGCGAGAGTGGCCGCCGCATCGTCATCCACGAATTCCCGAAAAAGAACGAGCCCTATTCCGAGGACATGGGGCAAATCGCGATCCAGTTTACGGTCCGCGGTTACTGCATCGTCTATCCGTTTGATGCTGATCAACCGCTCTATCAGCGTGACTATCGAACCGCCCGCAATCTGCTGGCGTCGGCGTTGGAGAAGGAGGGGCCTGGTTATCTGCAACTGCCGACCATGACACCGTTGTCGGTAGTCTGCATGCGCTATCGCCTCACCGAAAATGAAAAACAAGGCGGCTACTGCGTCTTCGATATGCAATTCGTCGAGGCGGGAAAGTCGCCGTTTCAAGAGCGGTTGTCACCCGGCGCGCAAGTCGATTCAACATCCGCCGCGATGCTGAATCGTGTTCTGGCGCAAATGGCCCGCCAGTCAAACGCCGTCAAGCCGACAAGGACTTAGCAATGTTCAAGGAGGATGCGCTTGAGGCCGTGCCAATTCTGCAACGCGCGCTTGACGCGTTGATGTCGGCGGCCCCGACTCGCGGACGCGCCGGCTCTGACTTGCGTACCGCCTGCGGTGCTTTGCACACCAATGCCCTGGTGCTGATTACTAGCGACATCGCCGGGCCGCCGCTGGTCAATTGCTTCAACATCGCGCGCAGCGCCGCGATCTCGCAAAAGCAGGTTTCCTTTGTCCGATCAAAAATGCTCGCCGAGGCTCCTGTCAGTGTCGGCGCGGTCCTGATCCGCGATTGCATCATCCAGACCTGTCTTGCGACCGAATGTCAGATCATCGCCAATATGACTTTCGACAATCGCCAGGACGTTGATGATCTCAAGGAGGCGATGGGGGCGGCATTCCGGCCAGCGGCGGAAACCGCTGCTGACAGTATGGATGCAATGACCTACCGCGCCCTGGTCGAGCTTCACGCCGCCGTCACGTTCTATCTGATCGAGACCGCGCGACCGTTGCCGCGGATGCTGCGCTTCGAATTCGCCACACCGATGCCGACCTTGGCCATGGCGCAACGGCTCTACTATGACGGCAGCCGCGCCGACGAGCTTCGCGTTGAGAACAAAGTGATCCATCCGGCTTTCATGTTGCCGACCGGGAGAGCGTTGAGTGCCTAGACCAACTGAGATCGCTACTCTGAAAGTGGCGAACTTGATTTTCGAGGATTGGGAAAGCGTCTGGGTGCAGCACCGCTATGGCGACCCTTACGCGCATTTTCAATTTACCGCCGCGGAGGCTGAGCCGTTCCTGGGTGACCGCTGGACTGCGCTACGCTTCAAGCCCGACGATCAATGCATGATCCTGCTGGCCGGGTATGTCGCGATCAACGGCATCATCGTTACACGCCAGATCGCCTATACCGCGACCACGCATGCCGTCCAACTGAGCGGCAAGAGCATTACATGGTGGGCGTCGAAATCCAGCGTCGAGAGCACCACGGGCAGCTTCGACAACCAGCCGCTGGAGCAGATTTTCAGGAAGGTCCTGTCGTATTACCCGTGCGGCAAAAAAACGGTTGGCGTCATCAACCCGCTGCCGTTCAAGAAATGCCAATGTCAGCCGGGCGAAACCACGTGGGATTTTCTGGAGCGACTCTGTCGCGTGCGCGGTGTCGTGCTAGGCAGCGACCACCTTGGCAACTTTTTGCTGATCGATGATCACCCGGCCGACACCAACGATGCGCTGGTCGAGGGCAAGAACATCATCAAAATGCAATGCATCATCAGCAAGGAAACATTCTATCAAAAATATTCGATCTTCGCTTCGACTAACGGCAGCGATGACAAGAAATTCGCCGCTGCCAGCGAGCAGGAAGCCGATGTTCCCGGTGGCGCGCTGATCTACAGCCACAAGAAAACTCCGGCCGAGCAGCCGGTCTGGAACGAGATCGAACTGAGACAGCGAGCCGCCAACGAAAAGCTCTGGCATGAAGGCGCGGAGATCGAGGCGCACGTCACCGTGCCAGGATGGTTGAAACCCAGCGGCGGGTTGTGGCGCGTTGGAGAAACGGTGACGGTCTGGTCGCCCATGGCGGCGCTCAAAGATTATCCGTTGGCGATCGAGCAAGCGACATTCACGCAAGACAGCGGCAGCGGCACCGTGACGGAATTGAAATTGGTAAAGCCGGAATTGCTCAAAGTGCAGGCTCGCCATTCGGTGGGTCCGATCGTCGGAGACGACGAGCCGCAGAACGCGCCGGCCGGTACGGAGCCGACCCCGCCGCCGGCAACACCAGAGCAGGTCCCGCTGCCGCCCGGCACGCGGCTCGATTCATCTGGCGCAATCGTGGAGAACTAGCAATGCATCGTGCAACACCGCTCAATACATCGTTCCGCTCCTACTCATCCGGCGGCGCGCGAACTGTCATCGATCAGCCCGACGATGACAAACAGATGCAGGAGATGAAGGGCAACTTTATGAAGAACGAAACGCGTGATTCTGTGGAGTGTCCGCAGAACTACGGTTTCACCAGCGTCGTGCTGCCGGCGAAAAAGGGCAAGAACGGGGAGCTTGAGGAAGGCGCAGAGGGCTTCATTTCTTTCATTGGCGGCAATCGTTCGTTCCCGGTCTGCACGGTGATGGATGATCGTCGCCACCGTCCGATGGGTCTCAAGGCAGGAGAGAACGCACAGTATGACGACATCGGCCAGATGACGCTGATGCGCCGTAATGGGCTGTATATGTTGACGCTCGACAGTGAGGATGACAGCCAGCAAAGCAGCCAGGGCGGCGGCACGACACCGGCAACGCAAGCCGAGAGCGGCGGCCAGAAGAAAGTCGTCGAACGCTTCGTATCGATGCGCCACGTCGAGAAGCCAAAGCAGCAGCGCGACAACAAATCCAAGGATCAGAGTGGCGGTGGGCAATCCGGTGTGGCGGCGAGCCAGCAGGCGGCGACCAGCGGCGGCGGTCAACAGAAGAAGGATTTCAAGCACGAGGGCGAGACCGTCAACACCGAAATCCGCTGCACCAAAAACCGGATCGAGTTTCGGGTCGGCGACACGGTCGTCGGCTACTACGACAAGAGCGCCAAACGCTGGTCGTTCACGGGCGAGATGAGACTTGGCACCGATGATGCCAAGCATCCGGTCTACGGCGTTGGCGACGGCGGGACCGGCAATACCACGGACAAGACTGGCGAAGGCGCGGTGCTGGTCAAGGCACCGAATCCAGGCCCGCCGACCTCGCTGGACACCGAGCCGTAATATGCCGGACCTTCGCCTCGTCCAGAGTGGTGTCTATCCTTACCAGTCCGAGGTTTCGGTCGACTGGCTGTTGCTCAATGACGGCACGCTCGACGATACCCAGGCGCTCGCCACCGCGGTCATTGTTGCACTCGGCACTGATCGGCTTGCCGATGCCGATGACCTGTTGCCCGATCCCGATTCGACCGATCGCCGCGGCTGGTGGGGCGATTTCGACGCGGAAACGATCTGGCAAGGCTGGCCGATCGGTTGCCGGCTGTGGCTGATGTACCGCGAGAAAATCACCGGGCCGAATGCGCAACGGGGCGCAACCGTCGCACGGATTGAACAGTACGTCAGAGAGGCGATCCAACCGTTCCTCGATATGCGGATTGCCTCGCACATGCAGCTTGCCATTGCGCGCATCGATACCCAGCGCATCGATGTCCTGATCCAACTCTATCGCGGGCCCGAGCTTGCGATCGATCTTCGCTACCAGATTTTGTGGGAAGGCATTCAGCCGTAAGCCGAGCTTCCTGCCGTTCAACACCCCCCGAAAGACCATAAATGCCCTGGGAAACACCAACCCTGCGCGAGGTTCGCAGCCTCGTGCGCGACAACATTCGGAGTTCGCTTCCGGGTGCTGACGCGACCGTGCCCAATAGCGTTCTGCGGGTCCTGTCAGATTCGCAGGGCGCGCTCTGCCATCTGACCTTGCAGTACATCGACTGGCTGGCGCTGCAATTGCTGCCCGACACCGCGGAGCACGAATGGCTCGATCGGCATGGTGACATTTGGCTCACCAATGCGGATGGCTCGACTGGCCGCAAGGTCGCTACGCTGGCCGAGGGCGAGGTCTATCTGACCGGCATTGGCGGGACGGTCGTGCCGATCGGGACACGGCTCGTGTCCGCGAACGTCGAATATGAAACAACGGACGAGGTCGTACTAAACGCCAACGCGCCGACACCAGTCACCGTGCGCGCGCTCGATCCTGGTGCGGTTGGCAATCTCCTCCCTGGAGCGACCATTGCTGTCGTCACGACTGTGCTTGGGCTCGATAGCCAAGCGACCGTGGTCTATCTCGACGGCGGCACCGACGAGGAGTCGGACGACGACCTGCGCATCCGTGTCCTGGAGCGCATCCGGCAGCCGCCGATGGGCGGCGCAGAGCACGACTACGTGCGATGGGCGAAGGCCGTCCCCGGCGTGACGCGTGCCTGGGCCGCGGTCGAGATGGGTATCGGCACCATCACGGTGCGCTTCCTGATGGAT